AAGAGCAGAGGGTGCCGATCCGGGTGATAAGGGTTATCCTTCTAATGGTAGAATTGCTTGGAACCTTTGGGGTGGTACTCCGGGTTGGGTCTGGGCAAGGTCAAAAGTGCGTCAGTTAGATAATTGCACACGCAAATTTGATGACGACACAGACTTAGAAAAAGAAATTACTTGTTCGTGCGGATGCGGGACTTGTAATGATGATATTATTAAGGAGTTCACCGATATGGAAGATATGTTGGAACAAGTTCTTAATGAAGAGGGTACAACTCTTGAGGCAGTTGAGAAATCTTTGCGTAATGATGAAAATTATGCTAAGGTATCAGAGATGGATACGACTGCCGAAGAGAAACTTTCTTTGTTAAAGCGTTTCGTCAACTGGTTAACAGTTGAAGAAGAGACAGTCGTTGAAAAGTCTGTCGAAATTGAAGAAGCTTCAACTGAAACTGAGGTTGAAGCGGATAACGATCAAATGGAGGATCAAATGGATATTGAAATTCTAAAGGATGCTCTCGGTTCGGTCTTCGATCAGAAGTTGACTGACTTCGCCGCTTCTTTCAAGGAAGAGGTTGAGGCTTCAATCGACTCTAAGATTGAAGAGGTTACCAAGAGCGCAGATGCGCAGCGTGAGGAACTAGAGCAGAAGCTTGCTTCGGCTGAGGCTTCGCTTGCTGAGCAGACTGAGAAGGTAGAGGCTTTTGCCGCTGCTGGTGCAGTCAAGAAGAGCGTCGATCCAGACGACGACGAGGATGAGGGTGACGAGGATACAATCCGTAAGTCTGCCCCTTCCTTCTGGAATAATATTTATCTGCCTCAAGAGCTAGTCAAGGCTCTGGGCTATGAGTCGTGATTAGGAGGATATAATAAAATGGCAACTCAAGAAGAAATTCTAGCAAAGGCTAACGAAGTAACTACCTCCGTTGTGGGTGGTGCTTCTGGCGGTCTTCTTAACGCTGAGCAGTCGAATCGTTTCCTAGATTTTGTGGTCGATCAGTCTGTCCTCATGCAGAACAGCCGTGTTGTCCGTATGCGTGCATCAAGCATGGATATTGACAAGTTGTCGGTTGGTACGCGCATTATGCGCAAGGCTACTGAGGCTACCGATGATGGTAGCAATGCAGCCGTAACCTTTTCGAAGGTTTCTCTCTCCAGCGTCAAGCTTCGTCTTGATTGGGAGATTTCAACTGAGTCCCTAGAGGACAACATTGAGGGTGCCTCGCTTGAGGATCATCTTGCTCAGGTCATGGCTCGCCAGACCGCTAACGATCTTGATGACCTTCTCATCAATGGCAACACCTCATCTAGCAATACTCTGCTCAAGGCTCTTGATGGCTTTGTGAAACTTGCTCTCGCTTCGGGTACCACCGTTGACGAGGCTGGTGACAATGTTTCACGTTCGGTTTTCGACCGTGTTCTTCGTAACCTTCCTAGCAAGTACCTACAGCGTCGTAATGAACTTCGCTTCTTCACTGGCCCGGGCATTGTTCAGGATGCAATCTACTCGCTTCAGAACCCCAACTCGGCTACTGAGGCTTCTGCTGGTGCTCCCAGCCCCGGTTCAGTAACTGGCGACATGGCTTTCCTTAATGGTGCCATGCGTGCCAATGGTGGTGCTGGCGCTACCGGTCTTGCTCCTTATGGAATTGGTCTGGTAGAGGTCCCGCTCATGCCTGAGGCTGAGTCGGGTGATTACTCTGGTGCCGCTGGTTCGCACGGTTATGTGGAACTTACCTTCCCGAACAACCGTGTTGTTGGTCTACATCGTGACATTACGGTGTACCGTCAGTTCCAGCCTAAGACTGACACCATTGAGTACACTCAGTACATGCGTGTTGCTTGTAACATTGAGAACGCTGACTCTTATGTCATCGCTAAGAATGTTAAGCTTCGCAGCACCTGATCTTAGGACCGTTATAGTTACTTGTCCTAGAGCGGAAGGGGTGGGGGAAATATCCCCCACCTTTTCTGTTTTATAATGATACTTATGATAGAATTGATGTTATGAGTGAGAATGTAGTGAAGTCGTCTGATCTTCCTGAGCCTACTAAGAAGGCTCCTGCTAAGAAGGCGGCTGCTAAGAAGACGACGGCTAAAAAGACTGCTCCTAAAGCAGAGAAGTCTCCGGTGCCTGAAAAGACTGTTGCTAAGGCATCTACCGGTAAGAAATTTGTTTATTTTGATAGCGGTTCTGCTTATTCAACAAAGAGTGGTGTCCGTTTTACAAGAGATAGAAGGATCTATGAGTTAGATGCGGCTGAGGCTGATCATCTGTTGACTCTTGATAACTTTAGAATTCCGACTCAGTTGGAGTTGGAAGATTATTATAAGGAGAATAACTAATGGCTGGTAACTTAAGTAATTACCTTGAGAACAAGCTTCTTGATCATTTCCTTGCTACAACTTCATACACTGCACCATCTAATGTTTATGTTGCTTTGATGACTGTTGCTGAGGATGACACCGGTACTGCTGGTACTGAGGTTTCTGGTGGTTCGTATGCTCGTCAGACGGCTACTTTTGATGCTGCTGCGAGCGGTGCAACGCAGAATAGTGCGAATATTGATTTCACTGATATGCCTGCTTGCACTGTTGTTGGTATCGCTATCTATGATGCTTCAACTTCTGGCAATCTGCTTGTTCACGGTACTCTTACTGCTAATAAAAGTCTTGACGCTGGTGATACTTTGCGTATTGCTACTGGTGATCTTGACATTAGCATTAACTAATTGGAGGTCTGATGGAAAGAAGGGAATTTGCTGGTGCGGTAGTAGAAACAACGACTACGGGTGCTTTGTCTAATAGTGATACTTCTATCACTGTTGTTGATGGTTCTTCTTTTCCTAACGGTTCAAGTGGTAATCCTTTTGTTATCGTTTTAAGTCGGGGTCAGGCTAACGAAGAGAAAGTTTTGTGTACGTCTAGGTCTTCTAATACGTTCACTGTTTCTCAGAGAGGTTATGATGGCCCTGCTGCTAATTCTCACTTATCCGGTACTACTGTTAATCATGTTTTGGATGCTACAGCGGTGCAGGATATGAACACGACTACTTTTGACAACCATGTGTTGTCTTGGATGGGGGTATAAATGGCTTTAACACCTAAGAGACTTTACATTGGGAATGATACGGCATCTAATGTTTATACTGCATCATCCAATGTGGGCAGTTATACTATTATTAGAACTATTAATGTTTGTAATACGTCTGCTACTGATAAGACGTTTTCTTTGAATGTTATTCCTTCTGGCGGTTCTGCTGGTGCGAATAATAAAGTTATTAGTAATGTTACTGTTCCGGCTAATGATGTTATTCATTCTGATTCTGTTTATGTTTTGAATGCGGGTGATGCGCTGTATTATGATCCGGTTGACGCAAATATTACTTTGACTGTTAACGGGGTTGAGTACGTCGCATGATTGGTCGCATTTCTGCTCATAATTTTGCTAATACTGATCGTCGTACTACGGCTTCTGACTCAGCGCCGGGTAATGCTGCTGAAGGGGATTTGTGGTATAAGACAGATGTTGGTGCTTTGTTGTTTTATTATGATGGTGTGTGGGTTGAGGTTGCTGGTGGTGGAACTTCTGGTGGTTCTTCTGATTATTCGATTACTAATGATACAACAGATAGTGCTATAATATTAATGGAGATTGGACCCTAATGGCTGTTGGAGATAGAGTAGAGACTAGAGTTTTTGGACCTTCTGCGGTTGGCACTACTGATACCACTCTTGGTACGGTTCCTTCTAGCCGGGTTTGGGTTGTTAAGCAGTTTATTGTAACAAATACTAATGGTGTTGATGCTTGGGTGACTATTAGTATTGGGGCTACCTCTACGGCTTCTAATGCTATTATGTATCAACTTCCTATTGCGGCTAATGATACTTTGGTGTTTGATACTGCGTTGGTATTGACTGCTGCGGAAACGGTGCAGGCGATTTCTGATCGTGGTGCTGTTAACGTGACTGCTATGGGATGGGTTAAGGAAACTGCATAATGGCTATTGATGCCGCATTGGGCCGGTTGGGTATTAAAGAAGGCGTTTGTACTTCCTCTACCAGACCGGCTAATCCTTTTGAGGGTCAGTTGATCTACGAGACTGACACTAATCGTACTCTTGTGTATGACAATGCTGCATGGCTTGTTGTTGCCGATAATCAGGTATTAAGTATTGATCCGACTAATAGTCGTGTTGGTATTAATAATACTTCACCGGCTACTGAACTTCACATGAAAGTTGGTGAAGGGTCTGGAATCCCAACTATTTCTAGTTCTCATGACTTTGTTGTAGACAGTG